CGTTGCAAATGTGCGTTTTAGGTTGAGGTCGGCTGGTGTAGATTATGATAATAATTATTATAATCGTATGTGGTATCAGCATGTTGGAGCTTTTACGACGGCAGCAGGCGATAATGCTACTCATGCTGAGTGGCAGTATGTGGCTAATTTAAAATCGCATTGGACAACGGATATTTTTGACCCTAACGTAAACACGTACACTACTTTTATTACGCATCATAATGCGTACGGTTCGACTAATAATCTTTGTGGAGAAACAAATGTTTGGAACGGTGCTATTAGGTCTTATGATGGTTTTAGTTTAAATCCTACTGCTGGAACAATGACGGGGACTCTTTCGGTTTATGGTATTCGTGAAAGTATTTAAGGAGTTTTGATGTTTGGTAGTAATGTGCAGCCTAAGCGCCGCATTAAAGATGTAAAGAAGGAGCCTTGGTATTGTCACTCTTGTGATCTTGAGCATCCTCATTATTATTCTAAGTGTCCTAAGTGTGCGGGGCATCGGCCCCACTAGGAGGACTTGTGGCGGATTATTCGTTTCGTAAGGGCGTTAATGTTGATAAGGCTGAACTAGGAGAGATGCTTAATGCATTTCCTGCAAAGTTTGGTTGGTTTCTTAGTGTTGGTTACTTGCCTCATTATTGGCAAACATTGTTTCATGCTAATAATAATGATGGTAAGTTGGTGCGGTTTAGGCACTTGGTAGCGGGGCGGCGTGGTGGTAAGACGCTTAGTGCTGCTTGGGAAGTATTATTCTATTGTTTGTTTCCTCAGCAGTTTCATAAGGATCTTCATGGTACTGATAGGGATGATCCTTTGTGGGTGTGGGCGTTGTCTGCGTCGTATAAGGTTGGTCGTCCTTCGTATTTGACAATGCGTAAGGTAATTGTTGATGCTGGTTTGGTGATTGGTAAGGATGTGAAGGAGAATCGTGGTGATTTGCGGTTCGAGTTTGCTAATGGTTCCCTTGTTGAGTTCAAGTCGGCGGAGGATCCGCAGTCGTTGCGTGGTGCTGGTCTTGATATCTTGTGGATGGATGAGGCTGCATTCATTAAATCAGAGGAAGCGTGGCTGGTTACTCGCCCCTCTCTGAGTGATAAGCAGGGAATGCTTGTTACAACGACTACGCCGGATGGTAAGAACTGGTTTTATGACGAGTTCTGGGGTAAAGATGCCTTGAATGATACGAATATTGGGCGCGTAGAGTATCGTAGTATTGATAATCCTTACTTTGCTAAGTCAGAATGGGAGTATGTCAAGCAAAGATACCATCCTCTCTTGTTTAATCAAGAGTATTGTGCTGCTTTTGACTCTATGGCTGGACGAGACTTGTCTGGTGAGTGGTTAAAGTACTATACTGAAGAGGATTTGCGTGATTCTGAGGGTAATAAGATTAAACTTCGCCGCTATATGGGCGTAGATCCTGCGGTAAGTATGAGTGGGAAGGGCGACAGGTTCGTTATCAGCGTCGTAGGCGTATCCGATTCTAATCAAGTCTTCTTATTAGAACAGTACGCGGCGCGTATCCCCTTTGCAGAACAATTGGAGAAGATCGAAGAGTATTATATTAATTATAAGCCTGACATTATTGGCATTGAGTCTAATGCTTATCAGGCTGCGCTGGTTCAGCAGGCTGAACGATTACCTTCGATGCCTCCCATTGTTCCTATCTTTGCTAAAGGAAAGAAGTATGAACGACTCCTTGCAATGAGTCCATTGTTTCGCATTGGCAAGGTAAAGATTAAGAAGGATCATAGGGATTTTATTGATGAGTGGATTAATTATGACTCGTCTATGAGTAAACCTAAGGACGATTGTCTTGATAGTGTAGAGATTGCGCTTCGGTGTGCGGGTGCGCTCCTTGGAGAGTATACGCCTGATGATAAGCCGAATAGTAATCTTCCAGACTGGATTCTGGCTGATAGGCCGGGAGCCAGACGTAATGAAGATTTCATTGACGAACAGATGGGGAGTATGTGGTAATGCTACAGAAGCATGAGAGTGGTCGAATTTATGATATGATTACGGGTGAGATGGCTGATCGTGGTGAGATGATCCTTGATACGGAGATTCGTACCATTACATTTAAGCCTGTTCGTAATCAGCGTACAATGTTTATTAAGGAGTCTACTATTGTTTGGTTGGCAGAAAAGGCAGGATTCACTCTTGCTAAGCGTGATGCAGGAGATTCTGGAGACGCAGAAGTCGTGGACGAATCGGATGCTAGCGTTGGAGGAGGAGAGGCTGCGGCTGGAAAGGCTAAGGCTGGAGGGCGCAAAGCCACTAAGTGAGGCTCCTCTAGGACAATTGCGGATTAATGAGGATGAGCAGGATGCTGATTGGGCATTGAAGCAAGGCATTATTGATCCAGCCGAATATAAAGAATTATTATCACAGGCCGGACTAGTGCCTAGTGATATCGAATTTATCTAGGGGGAAGTAATTGATGGAGACTGGTACAGAATTTATGGAGGATGTTCCTGCTGGTTATGCTTCGGCATCCAGTCTCGTTAAGCGCGTAGACGAGTTGCAGCGACAGCGAGACTTAATGGAACGCGCTTGGAAAATCAATCTAGCCTTTTATAAGGGAAAGCAGTACGTCTTTTATAATAAGAAGTCTCGTCGTATTGAGAGTCTTGCTACTGAGGATGGTGAGAAGCCGCGTTATCGTGTTCGTATTGTGGCTAATCAGATTGCTCCTAATAGTATGGGCTTGCTCGCCCGTCTTACGAAGAGCAAGCCTACGTTCTTTGCTACGCCTGTGCAGTCTTCGTTTGAGAATCTTAAGGCTGTGGATGTTGCTGAGAATCTGCTTGACTTCTGGTGGGATCGTTTCTCTTTGAGTGAGAAGCGTGAGGAGGCAATGCTGTGGAGTATTATTGCTGGTAATGGTTTTTGGAAGATTAGTTGGGATGATAAGACTGGTTCTAGTGTTAAGGTGATGCTTGATCCTGAGAATGGCAATCCTATTATTGATCCTCTTGTTGAGCATTTGTATCGTGAGAATCTTGAGAGTATGAATGTTGAGTCGGATGAGTTTGAGACTGAGGTGTTTGAGGGGGATATTCGTGTTGATGTGATGTCTCCGTTTGATGTGTATCTTGATGATTCGGCTAAGGTGTTTGAGGATTGTAAGTTTGCTATTTGTTCTCATGCTATGAGTGTTGATGAGGTGCAGTCGCGCTTTGGTGTTAAGTTAAAGCCTAATGCTATTAATGCTTATCCTGATGAGTCGCTTCCGGGTTTGTATTCGTTTAAGTCTGGGTCTACGAAGGAGAATGTGCGTCAGGTGTTTTATGGGTATTTCTTGCCTACGCCTGAGCGTCCTGATGGTCGTGTTGTTATGTTTACTAAGGATCCTAATATTATTTTGTATGATGCTCCTTGGCCTTATCCGTTTATGCAGTTGCCTCTGGTTAAGTTTCCGGGTATGCGTGTGCCGGGTGAGTTGTGGGATTCGTCTGTGGTTACGCAGGCTGTGCCGTTGCAGAAGGAACTTAATCGTACGCTTAGTCAGTTGATTGAGTATAAGAATCTTACGTTGAAGCCGCAGATGTTGGCTCCGGTTGGTTCTTTGCGTCAGCGTATGACTGATGAGCCGGGTGCTATCTTTGAGTATAATCCTGTGGCTGGTAAGGTTCCTGAGGCTATTCCGCTTCCGGGTTTGCCGGGTTATGTGGTGCAGCATCTGGCTGATATGGGTCAGCGTTTGAAGGATGTGTTTGGTTTGACGGAGGTTATGCAGGGTACTGTGCCTCCGAATGTTGAGGCTGGTGTTGCTATTGATCTTCTTCAGGAGGCGGCTACGGATCGTTTGGCTCCGCAGATTACGATGATGGAGAAGGCCTTGGAGCGAGCGGGTAATCTTATGCTTGCTCTTGCACAGACGTATTATACTGAGCCGCGTATGATGATGCTTAGTGGTGGTGCGGGTTCTAAGCCTCGTGTTGAACAGTTTGAGCATGCGGATGTTTTGTCTGGTGTTCAGATGAAGGTTGAGGCTGGTTCTGGTCTTCCGCGTACTCGTGCGGGTAAGCAGGCTCGTGTGATGCAGATGCTTCAGATGGGTATGATTACTCCGAGTAAGGCGTATAAGTATATGGATATGGCTGACTTTAAGACGCTTCAGGCTCAGTTTCAAGCGGATGAGGATCAGGCTATGCGTGAGCATGATAAGTTGATTGATGGTATGATTATTAATCAGGCTGCTGCTAGTGATGCGCAGGCTCAGTTGATGAGTCAGATGCAGAATCCTGAGTTTGATCCTGAGACTGGTGAACCTATGCAGATGGATCCGATGATGTTGCAGCAGAGTATGGATGCTGGGTTGCAGCCTTTGGCGTTTGAGAATAAGCAGGCGCATATTGATACGCATGCTGGGTTTATGAAGAGTGCTGAGTTTGAGTTGTTGCCTGCTGATGTGCAGGCGCGTTTCTATAAGCATTATGAGTTGACGATGCAGGCTATGACTGCTGAGTCTAATCCTCCGGTTGAGCCGCCTCGTGTGTCGCTTCAGTTGCGTGGTGCTGTTGGTCCGACTGTTGGATCTAAGATGCTTAATCAGGCTGGTGTTGAGAATGTTACTCCTGAGGAGTTGCTTGAGCCGCCACTTGATACTGTGGTTATTGATAATAAGGACAAGCCTAATGAGGGTGATCAGACTGGTATGGATCAGTCTAAGATTCAGCAGGACTTGCTTAATAAGATTATGGAGCAGGATATGATGAATTCTCAGAAGCAGCGGTTTGCTGCATTAGAGGAGGCGCGTAAGGTTGGCTTCTAGAACTGAGTGGACGGATGATGCGAAGGCGCAGATTTATGTGCAGTGGATTGCGAATGATCGTAATGTTCGTAAGACTTCGCGTGAGTTTGGTATTCCGCATGGTACTTTACGTTATTGGACGAAGGAGTGGGAGGAGAATGGTCCTCCTGCTGAGTTAGAAGATAAGATTGCGAACGATGCGTATGAGTTTGTTCATCATGCTAATCGGGTACGCGAACAGGCAATGCTTAAGTTGGAGGAACTTATTCCTCAGGCCGAGTCGAAGCAGTTGTCTGCAATCGCTACTGTGGTTGGTATTATGGATGATAAGATTCGTCTTGCATCTGGTCTTGCTACGAAGCGTACTGAGAATACGTATGTGCTTCCTAGTAAGCAGGATGTGTCAGAACTTATGGGCGCGTTTGTTGAGGGGCTTGTTGGTGCGGCAGAGGATCGTGCTAATGAGGTTATTGATGTAGAAGTTGTGGAGCAACCCGTACTGGGACTCCCTGAACCCAAGGAGTAGATAGTGGATATTGATATGGAAGGCGCTATTGATGCGCTTGTGCCGGACGAGGTTGTTAATGAGCAGCCGGTAGACAACACTCCCGTCGGTGGGGAGCAGGTTGTTGAGGACTCGTTTACTGGTCTTGATCCGACAAATCTTCCTGAGGATCTTCAGCCGTTGTATAAGAATATGCAGGCTGATTATACTAGGAAGACTCAGGAGATTGCTGAGCAGCGTAAGCAGTTTGAGCAGTTAACTGAATATGGAATTGATCCGAATTATGCGTTGGAAGCGGTTGGCTTCTTGCAGCGGTTGGATGCAGACCCGTCGTTCGCGGCAGAGGTTGCGCGTCAATTAGCGCCACAGCAGGAATCACCAATGACAGCACAGCAGCCTAGTGAGGGCGTTGTTCCTAATAATGATGAGGGTTATGATAATATTCCTGCGTCGTTACAGGCAGAGTTGGAGCAGATGCGCCAGTTCCGTTCTGAGATTATGGAGGCTCAGCAGCATCAGGAGATGATGGCTGAGTTAGAGTCTGAGGAGTCTCAGATTCGTACTCAGTATCCGCATTATAATGATTCTGATATTGAGCATATTTATAGTCTTGCGCATGCTACTGATGGGGATCTTCTTGCTGCACAGCAGTTGTATACTCAGATGGAGCAGGGAGTTCTTAATAAGTATCTTCAGTCTAAGCAGGTTCCTATGGGGGCTACGAGTCCGGGCGGTAGTCCGGCTAGTGTTCCTCCACGAGAGCATGGTAGTTTAGATGACGCGCATAAGGCGGCAATGGAGTTAGTTCGTAACCTTCAATAAATTCTAAATTATTGGAGGTGTTAAGATGGGTGCTACCCTTCTTACGCTTAGCAACATTCTCAAGGAATACTACATGGGGCCGGTTGTTGAGCAGTTGAATAAGGAAGTTCT